AATCCAGTAGCAATAATCCAAAGTCACGGATACAACGCGGTGACGCTTGCCGCAAACGCCCTCAGCGTGAGCTGGCGAGTGCGGTCTGCCGCCTCCACGTACACCGACGGCACAATTACCGTTGCAATCGGAGTCCTCTACGTTCTCGTGGCATCATGGACGGCCAGCAACCCGTCCGTGATGGACATGGACCTGAACGGCTCTCCGGCGACCGTCACATACGCCAACTCTGGGATACCCACACAGATCGCGCAAAGCGGAACCGCGGCGCAGTTGCTTGCCACCGGAATCGTCAGCGACTGCGAAGTCACCGCCGCCGCGATGTGGAATCGCTACATGTCTGCCGGCGAGCGTCAAGAGCTTGCCACAAACCCGTTTCAGATGCTTGTCCCATCATGAGAAAACCGACATGCCATTGACGACGGAGCAAATTGCCACATTGAGATCCTCCATCCTGGCCGCGACGGATCAGGCTACGGTGGACGCACTTGCGGCCCGCAACACTGCCGCGCTGGCGGATATCTACAATCTGGACGCGAGCCCAGCCTTTGTGGTCTGGCGCACAACTCTTGAGCCCGCCGAGTACCGTGAGGGCGTTGTATGGACGGAGGTCGACGCCCTCACGGCCGGTAAGGCCAGAATCTGGGAGTGGTTGACGCAGAGCGCCACGGCGCCACTCGAGCCGCACAAAAACAACGTCCGCCAGGGCCTCGCGGACGCATGGGCATCGAGCACCACCACCAGGGCGAACCTGTTGGCGATGGCGAAGCGCGGCGCCAGCCGGGTGGAGCGGCTGTTTGTGACTGGGACGGGCACTACGGCGGCGCCTGGGCTCCTGGTCTACGAAGGCCCGATCAGCTCGATTGAGATCGCAGAGGCGTTGCGTGGCATTTAACGTCCTCATTGCCACGCCCTCGACTGGCAACTGCAAGTCGGCCTACGCCGTGTCACTGGCGCGGTTGGTGGCGTTCTTCGCGCAGACGCGCATCTGGCAGGAGATTGATCAGCAATACCTCGACGTGCAGAGCATCGAGGGCAGCGGCATCGCCGCCAACCGTGAGGCCCTTGTGCGGATGGCTCTTGCCAAGCCGGACCTGACTCATGTGCTTTGGATCGACGAGGACATGGGGTTTCGCCCCGACGTGCTGCATGTGCTTGCGGCGCACAGACAGCCAATCGTGGGCTGCAACTACCGGATGAGGTTCCCGCCCGCGGACTTCACCGCGCTCAATCTGGCTGGCACGGAGCGGGTAGTCTCAGACGGCAATGCCCACGGACTACAAGAGGTCACTTACTGCGGATTCGGGATGTGCCTGATGGAGCGCCGGGTGTTCGAGTCGGTTCCAGAGCCGAGGTTCCTACAGGTCTGGTCGGATGGACACTACAGCACCGAGGACTCTCCCTTCTTCGCGAAGTGCCGGGCCGCTGGATTCAAGGTCTACATCGATCACGACGCGAGCCGACGGGTCTGGCATCGCGGCGACCTCAACTACCACGTCGACGAGGACTACTCGGAGCTGAACGCGCGGTTCAGGAGCAGCGATGGCAAATGAGGCTAAATACACCTATGCAACCGAGGTGACGCTCGAGGCGAGCGGAGCGTCTTGCACCAACACGGCTTTCGTGCAGGCGGACGACACCAACCTATCGAGTGCCAACCATAGCAACTACCCGCTGGCCGATTTCGCGCTCAAAACGATCGGCTTCGGAGCGGCGCTCGCGTCGTCTGGCTCGCTGGTGGTGAATATGTATCGGCAACCCGTGAACTTCGACACGACCGCGGGCGACGAGCCGAGCGTCAGCGCAAGCCTTAAGGCGCACTACGTCGGGTCGTTCATGCTGCCGCTCTCGGCCGCCAGCAACAGCACCTATTACTCCCAGCTCGACTCGGTGCCGCTGGTCGCCGACCAGTATTTCTGGCTTGAGAACGCGCTCGGCCAGACCATCAATGCGGGCTGGACCCTGAAGGCCACGCCCAAGACGCTCGTGCCAGGTAGCTGATGGCCCGCATCCCGCTCATCCGACTGCTCGGCTCCGCCGCGGCGGGGGGCGGGACTGTCACGGGTTCCGGCGCGCTCGCGTCGGACGCCGCGGCAGTTGCCGGCTCCGGCGTTCGCGGGGTCACCGGGTCTGGTGTGCTGCTCGCGGCTGTTGCCGTAGTTGCCGGAGCACTGACCCTCGGCCATCCGGGTTCGGGCGCGCTGGTCTCTGGCGCGGCGTCGGCCTCCGGATCTGGGACCCGCGGCGTCACGGGCAGCAGTGCGCTCGTGGCGCAGTCCGCGCAGATCTCGGGCGTCGGGACGGTCTCCGCGGGCGTCTCCGGCTCTGGCGCGCTCGCAAGCGGGCCGGCCTCGGTTGCCGGCTCTGGCGTGCGCGGGGTCACGGGCTCCGGTGCTCTGGCGGCCGGGTCCTCGTCGCTCGCGGGGTCAGGTGCGAGGGGCGTTACCGGCTCCGGCGCCGCGGCTAGCGGCGCGGCCACCGTCGCGGGCGAGGGTACGGTCACCACGGTCGGTGCTGTCACTGGCTCCGGTGCGCTGGCGAGCGGCGCGGCCACCGTATCCGGCGCGGGTGTGCGCGGCGTCCCCGGGACCGGGGCGCTCGCGGGGCAGTCCGCCTCGGTTGCGGGCACGGGTGTCCGCGGGCTCACCCTCTCGGGAGCGCTCGGGAGCGGTGCGGCGTCGGTCTCGGGCTCCGGCTCGGTCGGCACCCCCGGCGCGGTCACTGGTGACGGGGCGCTCATCGCGCAGAGCGCGACGGTCAGCGGCTGGCGCTTCGCGTGGCCGGTCGACTCGGAGCGGGTCTACATCGTCGCCTACAAGTCGCGCACCCTGGAGGTCACGGCGGAGAGCAGGACCTTCGTGGTCGAGCTCGAGTCGCGCACCCTGGAGGTCACGTCATGATCACCGGGACATCCGGGGCAAGGGCATGGGTGCTGGTCCGCGACGCCGATGGCCGGCCGAAGTTCGACAACATCCACGGCATCCCGCCAGAGATCTGGAGGATGCTCATAGACGACGAGCAACGCGAGGTAAGCAGCCATGGCGGTTACCCATCCGACGACAGCCACCCGTAACGGCCTGGCCGACTATGTCGTCGACCAGCTCGATGGCGGCACGCTGGAGATTCAGACCTCCGGCGGCACCGAGGTCGCGACGTTGACATTCGGCACGCCGGCATTCGGAGCGGCCACCGGCGGCACCGCGACCGCCAACGCCATCACCCAGGACTCCAGCGCGACCGGCGGCACGGCCGCCAGGGCGCAGCTCAAGAACTCTGGCGGCACGGCGATCGTGCAGTGCTCGGTGACGGCGACCGGCGGGGGCGGCGACATCACGCTCTCGACGGTCACAATCGCGGCGAGCGATACCGTCTCGATCTCCTCGCTGACCTACTCGGCGCCGAGCTGATGTCCTCGATCTTCCTCCACGACTCAGAGGCGGTGCTCGACTACACCGTCGACTGGACCGACTGGATCGGGGCGGACACGATCAGCTCGGTGACGTGGACGGTGGCGACTGGGCTGACCAAAGAGTCTCAGGCCAATACCACCACGACCGCGACGGTTTGGATCTCCGGTGGCACGGTCGGCACCGACTACAGCGTCGAGTGCAAGATCACGACCGCCGGGGGGCGCACGGATGAGCGCACCATCACCATCCGCGTGCGGAATCGCTGATGGCGACCTCGATCAGCCAGCAGATCATCGCCGCGCTCGAGACCCGCGCGGCGGCCATCCGCACCCGCGACGGTTACAACACCAACGCGGGCGAGCGCGTGTACTGGGCGCGCCCCGGGATCGAGCCGGGTCTCTTGCCATGCGTGGTGATCTGGCCCGGGACCGAGACGGTCGAGCCCGAGGACCTGGTCTCGCGCGGGGCGGTCTACAGCTTCTCGATCCGCGTCGAGGGCCTGGTCGAGGCGGATCCACACGCCACCGGCCACGGGGCGGAGGCGATCCTTGCGGATCTGCGCGAGGCGATCTATGGGCCGGTCGACGAAACCCTCGGCGGTATTGCTCGAGGACTCCTGGACCTCGGCAGCGAGCGGCAGCCACGCACGGATGGCGGGCAGGTGGAGGGCGCGAGCATCACCCTCCAAGTGCAGTACTACGGGCAGCACGGCGACCCGTACACCAGCGGGTAAGAGGGTAAGACGATGGCGACGAGTACGTTCTGGCGGTCGGTGGGTGTTGCGGTCGAGTCGGCAAGGGCGGCGGCCAAGCCGTTAACCGACTCGCCCTATGTGGCGGTGGGCTCGACGTGCACCATCTATGCCGATGGGCACGGCTACACCAATGGCGATTATGTGTACCTGTCGATTCAGGGCATGTGGCAGCTTGATGGGCGCGTCGTGCGCGTCGCGAGCGCGGCAACCGACACGTTCGTCGCCGAAGGTGTGGACTCGACGGACTACGATGCCGCGACAGGTGGTAATGTGTACAAGCTCACCTTCGGCACCACGTTGAGCACCGGCACCAACATCACGGCGTCCGGTGGCGAGCCAGAGTTCGCGGACTCCTCCACGATCCATGACGCGGTGCGCCAGCGCGCGCCAGTGCTCTCCACGCCGCATACGTTCGGCATGGAAAGTATCTGGGATCCGGCGGACGCTGGTCTGGTGGCGCTCAAAAATGCAAGCGATGCGCTCGGTAACCTCGCGGTGAAGTTCACCTTCAGCAACGGCCGGATCTTCGTCTTCGAGGGCTACATCTTCTGCCCGATGGTGCCGACGGGCAGCTTCGGCGAGCTGGTCAAGACGCCACTGTCGATCGAGTCCAAAGGCAGGTTCACGACCTATGCCAGCTAGTCCGCTGACGCTGCAAGAGTCGGTGACGGTCGTCGGTCTCGGGGAGGTGCAGGTGCGGAGCCTGCGCCTCTCTGAGCTGTTGCCGCTCATCGCCAAGGGCGAGGGGCACGAGACGCGGATGCTTGCGCTTGCCGTCACTCACCTTGACGGCGAGCGCTGGAGCGCGGAGCAGTGGGACGTGTGGGCCGGTCAGCATCTCGGCGCATGGTCGGATCTGCAAAAGCACGTCTCGCGGGTGTGCGGCCTGGACGCCGTGGCCAACGAGGGAAACTCGTAGAGCACCCGGCGCTGCCCTTTACGCTGTTTCTGTGCCGGGTGCTTGGCCTGACCCTGGAAGAGATCGGAGAGAGGATGTCCGCGCGGGAGTGGGGTCTGTGGCTGGCCGAGTACCGGCGCACGCGGTTCGCGCCGCCGGAGCTTGCCGCGCCCGAGGAGGACCCGGTCCACTTCCTCGCGCGCACGGGAGGGCTGAATGGCTGACTCTGTTCTCGGTCGTCTCAAGGTCATCATCGGCGCGGACGTCTCGCAACTACAGGATGGGATGCGGAGGGCCGAGAGCGCGGTCAAAGGTTCCGCGCTCATTCTCGCGCGCACCTTCGGGGCCGCGCTCGGCGGGCTCACGTTCGCCGCCCTGTCGCAGTCGACCCTCGCTTACGCCGACAGCTTGACGGAGTCGGCTGACACGATCGGTATCGCCGTCGTCAGGTTCCGCGAGCTGCAGTTCGCCGCCCAGCAGTCCGGGATCAGCGCGGAGAGCTTTCGGACCTCGCTGCAATTCCTCGCGGACGAGGCGGGTCGGGCCGGCATTACCACCCAGCGGGCTTTCGAGCTTGCGACGATCGCTATCCAGCAGGCCAAGGACCAGGCGGAGGCGGTCGCGATTGCGCGCGATAAGTTCGGGCGCGGCGGCGCTGCATTTGCGCTCTTGCTGCGCGATGGCGAGGAGGGCCTGCGCAACCTCACCTATGGACTCAAGGGCTTCGGTGCCGAGCTGGATGAGGGCGCGATCAGGAGGGTGGCGGAGGTCAACGACAAGCTCGATGCGTTCGTTTCGATCTTGAAAGATAAGCTCGTTCTGGCACTTGATGCCGTGCTGCCGTTCCTTCGCGAGCTAGGTTCCGCGCTGAAGACCGCCTCCGACTCGATCCCGATTATCAAGGCGCAGGCGTTGCTCAGGATCGACGAGAAGCGACTTCAGGTCCTGAAGGAGCAGCTCGGCTACTTCGAGAAAACAGGCAAGCTCCAGGGGCAGTTCTTTGACCGCTCACCGGCAGAGGGTGAAATCGCCCGGATGAAGGCCGAGGCCGATCGGCTCGAGGCTGCCCTCGAGATCATGCGCGACATGAACACCGGGCCGACCTCTCAGCCTGGTCCGCTCAATCCGCCGATAGCGCCCGGGCCGCGAACCCAGGACGAGCGCGCTTTCTTCGAGGGTCTCAACCGCCGCACCGAGGCCACCCGCAAGCAGTCCTCCGCCGACCGCGAGGCGGCTACCGCGGCCAAGCAGCTCGCCGACGAGGTCGAGGGCCTCTACGCGTCCACGCGCACGCCGCTTGAGCAACTCAACCAGGAGTGGACGCGGCTCGACGAGCTGCTATCGCGGGGCGCGATCGACTGGGACACCTACGCGCGTGCCGTCCTGGATGCCTCGGCGGCGCACACCGAGATCGCGCGGACCACGAAACAGGCATCCGACCTCGGCGCCGACCTCGGGCTGACGTTCTCCTCGGCGTTCGAGGACGCGATCGCTGGCGGGCGTGAGCTCGGCGAAGTCCTGCGCGGCCTCGCCGCTGACCTCCTGCGGCTCACCACCAGGACGCTGATCACCGAGCCGCTTGCCGAGGCCTTCGCCGGATTCGATATCGTCGGCTTGCTCTCCGGGCTTCTGCCTGGGCGCGCCTCCGGCGGCCCGGTCTACCCAGGGCAAGCCTACGTAGTCGGCGAGCGTGGTCCCGAGCTGCTGGTCCCGGGGAGCGCCGGCCGTGTCCTGCCGGGCGGGGCTGGCGGCGTAACCGTCAATATCGTGGAGGCCCCCGGCAGCGGTGGCCAGGTACAGCGCAGCACCCGGGGCGGGCAGACGGTTGTCGATGTGATGGTCGAGCGTGTGCGCGGGGCAATCGCCGGCGACATCATGCGTGGGTCCGGGCCGGTCGCCGCGGCGATCGAGCGCACCTACGGGGCCGCGCGTGCAGCGGGAGCCTTCTGATGGCGACGTGGCCTGCTACGCTCCCCTTCCCGAGTCTCTCCGGCTATACCGTGGCGCCACGCGACCAGGTTATCCGTACCGACATGGACGGTGGCAACACCCGCGCCCGCCGGCGCGCGACCGCCCGGCTCGACCAGGTCGAGTGCGCTTGGACCTTCACCGGTGCGCAGATGGACACCTTCCGCGACTGGTGGGACTCTGCGTCGGATGCGGCCGGTGGCGCGTCGTGGTTCACGATCACGATCCCGCTCGGCTACGAGTCGGCGGACGAGTCGGTGGACGCGCGCTTCGCGGCGCCCTGGTCCGCGTCCTGGCTCGGCCGCAACCTCTGGCGCGTGACTGGCACCCTGGAGATCCGCCCGAGTGCCTGACGATACCCTCTCCGCCGCGATCCGCGAGGCATACGCGAGCGCCCCGGCCGACGAGGTGATCTACCAGACGATTGAGCTCTACCACCCGGATCTCTCGGTGCCGGTGCGGGTGGTGCACGATACCGCCGACCTGGATGCGACGCTCGAGACCACAGCGCCGCGCAACGCCGGCGAGACCGTGACATTCACCGCTTTCGCGTTTAGGTACATCAAGCCGGAGACCGGACCCAACGGCAATCCGCAGTGCACGCTGGAGATCGACAACGTGTCGCGCGAGGTGGTCGGTGCGATCGAGTCTACGATGGGCTCCCGCACGCCGATCACGATCATCGCCCGCGAGTACCTGGCGTCGGACCTGACCGGACCGGCCAACGATCCTCCGCTCGAGCTCACGGTCAGCGCCATCACCGTCGACCTGCTACGCGTGCGCGCGGTCGCCGGATTCGCGGACCTGACCAACCGACGATTCCCGCGCGACGAGTACACCGCCGACCGCTTCCCGGGGTTGGTGCTGTGAGCTGGGCCGCCTGCTACATCGGGCTCCCCTGGGTCGCGGGCGAGTCGGACTGCTGGGCATTCGCGCGGCGCGTGCTCCGCGAGCGCTTCGGGGTCGAGGTGCCGCCAATCCCGGTCGACCCGCACGCGCTACGGGGCGTCATGGGCGCGTTCGCCGGCCACCCCGAGCGCGAGCATTGGCTCCCTGTCCCCGTCGCCGCGGAGGGCGACCTGGTGCTCCTCGGCCGCAGTCGGCGCCCGGCGCACTGCGGGGTTTGGGTTGGCTCCGGGGTCCTGCACTCGCTAGAGGGGGTCGGCGTCGTCCTCTCCCGGCCCGCGGATCTGCGCGCGGCCGGCTGGCAGGTAGTCGAGGTTCTGCGACATGCGGGCGACCGTCCTCACCCGTAGTCACCCGCTGTCCCCGCCGACGGCGTGCCGGCGCGAGGTGGTGCATCACCGCGCCCGCATCGCGAGCCTGGCCCCACGTGGAACCGCCCCGGTGGTCGCGCTGCTCAACGGTCGGCCGGTGCTGCGCGCGGGCTGGCGCCGGCGGCTGCGCCACGGGGATCACCTCGAGTGGGTGCGGCTCCCCCGGGGCGGTGGCGGCAAGAATCCTTTGGCGTTCGTGGCCTCGCTGGCGGTCGTGATCTTTGCACCGCAAGCCGGCTGGGCCTTCGCCAACGCGGTGCTGGCGCAATCCGCGAGCCAGTTTGCGCTGGCTGCCGTGCAGTACACCGCGGCCGCGGTATTCGCCGCGGGCGCGAACGCGATTATTTCCGCGGTGCTGCCTCCCCCGCGGATGCCCGGGTCCGTCCGATCCGCGACCGCGGTCCCGAGCCCGACCTACTCACTCAACGCGCAGGGCAACACGGCGCGGCTCGAGCAGCCGATCCCGGTGCAGTACGGGCGGATCCAGTCCTATCCTGATTTCGCGAGCCAGCCGTACCTTGAGTATGGGTCGAAGAACAAGCAGTTCCTCTACCAGCTCTTCTGCCTTGGCCAGGGCGAGCACGACATCGAGTCGATCCAGATCGAGGACACCGCGATCGCCAATTTCGAGGAGATCGAGTACGAGGTGATCCCCCCGGGCGGCGCGGTGACGCTCTTCCCCGCGAACGTCACGACCTCGGTCGAGGTCTCGGGACAGGAGCTGGAGTACGGCGGCGGAGCCGTCGGCCCGTACACCGCCAACGCCGCCGGGACCACCGCGCTGCACCTCGGCTACGACCTGGTGTTCCCGCAGGGCGTCTACAAGCTCGTCGACGGCCGATTCCAGCGCGAGGAGATCAAGGTCAAGCTCGAGGCGCGCGAGATCGACGACAATGGCGACCCGGTCGGCGACTGGACGACGCTCGCCACGGTGACGGTCGCGCGGACCACGACTACACCTGTCAGGATCTCTTACAAGTACGCGGTGACCTCCGGTCGTTACGAGGCGCGGGCGACGCGGACCACCGAGCCGAGCGGAGATGCGGGCTCCACCGTGCAGTGGGCTGGACTGCGCGCCTACCTTGAGTCCGAGCAGGACTACGGCGACGTGACGCTCCTCGCGGTGGTGATGCGCGCGACGGACTCCCTCTCGGCGCAGGCGAGCCGACGGCTCAACGTGGTGTCGACCCGCAAGCTCCGGGCGTGGTCTCCGCTCGGCGGCTGGACCTCGGACACGGCCGCGACCCGATCGATTGCCTGGGCGCTCGCCGATGCGCTCTCCGACACCGAGTACGGCGCTGGGCTCGCGGACTCCAGGATTGACCTGCAGGCGCTCTACGACCTGGATGCGGTGTGGGCCGCGCGGGGCGATACCTTCGACGCGCGCTTCGACACCGCGATGACGACCTGGGAGGCGCTCGGCGCTATCGCCCGGGCCGGGCGCGCCAAGCTCTACCGCCAGGCGGGCGTGGTGCGGATCGCCCGCGACGCGCAGGAGACCACACCGGTCATGCTGCTCGGCCCACAGGCGATCGTGCGCGGCTCGCTCGCGATCGACTACCTGATGCCGACCGAGGAGAGCGCCGACGCGATCGACGTGACCTACTGGGACGAGGACTACTGGGCGCCCCGGCGGGTGCTCTGCGTGCTCGACGGGGACACCAGTGAGACCCCGGTCAAGGTCGACCTCTTCGGGGTCGTCGACCGCGACCAGGCGCACCGCGAGGGCCTGTACCTCGCGGCCGTCAACCGCTACCGCCGCAAGCTCATCAGCTTCGAGGCTGAGCTTGACGCCTTCGTGCCGGCGCCCGGGGACCTCGTGGCCGTGACGCACGACATGCCCGCGTGGGGCCAGAGCGGCGAGATCACTGGCTACGATGCGGGCACGCTGACCGTGACCTGCTCCGAGCCGCTGGCCTTCGGCGGAGGGACCAACTACCTCGCGCTCCGCAACCGGGACGGATCCGTCGACGGCCCGATCACCGTCACCGCCGGGGCGACGGCCTACGAGGCGGTGCTCGGCACCGCTCCGGCCGAGACCCCGTACACGGGACAGGGCGCGGAGCGCACCACCTACGCGTTCGGCGCGGGGGAGGCGTGGCGGCAGCCGGCCCGGGTGCTCTCGATCGTGCCCACCGACTGGCACCGCGCGCGGGTCGAGTTGATCAACGAGGACGACTCCGTGCACAGCGCCGACACCGGCGTGACGGCGCCGGCCATCGTCACGAGCGCACTCGTCAACCGATGGACCGTCCCGGCCGTGACCGGGCTCCTCGCGATGCAGGCGCCAGATGACTCGGCGCTCATTGTGGTGTCCTGGGTCCCGGCCCCGGGGGCGGACCACTACCTGATCGAGCAGTCCGAGGACAACGACTCGTGGACCCGGGTCGGCGAGACCCGCAC